CTGATTTATCTTCCACCAAGGTTTACGACGTAAAGAATCGTACTCTTCGGAAATATTATAGACGTAGGTATCTACACGTGCGGAAAATGTGCCGTAGCAGAGACACCAATGGGGCGAAATACGACTTTCGGCAAACTTAGAGGCATAGAGCGCAAAGAGACAATCAACATACGCCTCGTTGAGTGGATTATTGATTTTCATAAGCATATTTTTCCATAGATTACTTGGTGCGGGGAGGGCACCGTCATTTGGTAGGACGTATTCACCTTCCATTGCGGCAAGCGGATCCACAAGATGAATACGTTTAATGAATATATCACGCTTTGTTCCATCCGTAAGGACTAAGGCACCATCAAAACTAGAATCGGTTTGGCGTTCAACGGTTGCCACCTGTTCTCCTGATATACCGAGCCAGCATGACTTAAACCCTGTAAGTGACTCTTCTAGCGATGGTTCTAGTTTCTCAAGTGCTGAGAAGTACGCTTGAGGTTTCTTAAATTCGGTTAATGCGTCGCAGATTGTTACAGGTAATTCAGAGGGAAAACCGGATAGCATCAAGGACGATGGTAGTTCAGTGACTGCGGGTTTCGCAACACGTACACCTCCTCGACTTGTATTGGTTGTTGCCGCACCACCACGTCCACGGGGAGCACCACGACCACGGGGAGCGCCACGACCACGGGGAGCACCACCACGATTCCGATTACCAGGCATTTCTAAACACCGTGCCGGGTCTAATTTAAGAGACTTTCCGCATATAAAATGAGGATATGCGGTAAAAGAAAAATGGAAGAAGTATGTATCAATACAGATGAGTGCTCCGGCAAGACCTGGTATGGGATTAACGGCAATGTTGCCGACGATGGGGGGAGACGGCGGCAGTGGGACCCCTCGTCCTACAATGAACCTTCGCCTCTCCAAATTCAATATGAATATGATTCCCGATGACGGAGTCGTCTTGTTTATTGGACGCCGAGGAACCGGTAAATCGTGGTTAATTAAGGACTTGATGTGGTATAAGCAGAAGTTCCCAATCGGTACAGTGTTCTCTGGTACTGAGGGTGCGAACGCGTTCTACGGTTCCATGGTTCCTAGTCTGTTCATTCACGACGAGGTCGTGCCGCAGACAGTCTCTAATGTTCTTAAGCGCCAGGAGCAGATTACGAAGCAGATTCGTAAGGAGACGGAAGTACGCGGTTCGTCACAGCTAGATCGCAAGGCGTTTATTATTATGGACGATTGCTTGTACGATAATAAGTGGGTGAACGATAAATGGATTCGTTCGCTATTTATGAACGGTCGTCATTATGGTCTACTCTATATTTTAGCCATTCAGTACGTTATGGGTATTCCGCCGGTTCTACGAGGACAAGTGGATTACGTATTTATTTTACGAGAAAATCAGGTGAGCGCCCGCCGTCGTATTTATGAGCAGTTCGCCGGTATCTTTCCTACGTTTGAACTGTTCTGTCAGATTATGGACCAGTGTACCGAGGACTATGAGTGTTTAGTGATTCATAACGGTGCGCATACCAATAAGATTGAGGATTGTGTATTCTGGTATAAGGCGCAACCGCATCCGGATTTTAAGATTGGGTCACGCGACCACTGGGTGCGGTCGGCGGAATACGAAAGACAGAAGGAGTTGGCGGAGCAGGCGGGCGATGCGGGCTTGCCTATGTTGACGACGGGAGGGGCGACAAAGGGACCGGTGCTTCAGGTGAATAAGTATTAGTCGCCACAGTTTCATTACGATTATCTCGTTCGTATTGTTGCCAGCGGCGAAAAAACTCTAGATCACGTCGGGTCCATCGGCGCCCTGTAGACCGAGGATTGAACGGATTTTTCCAGAGATAGCCGGTATGTTCGGCATCAGGGTGTAAGCGTGCCAATTCTCTTAGAGCATCATTAATCTCACGCCTGAGCATTTTACAAACCCAACTTAAAAAATGTTTAGACTCGCTCTAGCGAATATAGTCAACGCCACCATTCATATTAGTACTGAAAGCAGTTGTAGCACCAGTGCGACCGGTGCTACCGAAACCGCCCTCGCCGCGCATAGTTGCTCCACCAGGAATCTCGTTAACCACTTCAATACGTTCAAATGGCTGTAGCTCAGGTCCAGCGATTTGAAAGTAGCGGTCGCCGAACGCAATCGCAACATCACGACCCGTAGAGTAGACCATGGCGAGGAGAGGACCGCGGTAGCCGGCATCAATCAGCCCAACGGAGTTCGCCATACGTAGGGGCGTCTTGGAGATGGATGAGCGGGGCAGCATCCAGTAGGCGCGAAACCGACCGAGCATAGGGTCATAGACGGCAGCACGGCAGGTCTGACCAACCTTGACCGCTGTACCCTCGCTGCTGCTGCCTCCAGCCATCGTTGTATTCATACCAGGCACAGTAGCCGCAACGGAGAAGAGGTCAAAACCGGCATCCCGCTCCCCCTTGGGCTTTGCCATGTAAGCATCCGCCTGCTTCTTATACATTTCCGCCGTTGCCGGGTCATCGGGAACAAGGTAAAGCACTAGCATAGTGGTATACCTTGTTAGAAATTCAGCCGACCCCAATCATTTTTTTTAAAATTATCTAAATTTGCTGACACAGTAACCGGTGTTACATTTATAGTTATCGGGGCAAATACCATCGGGGTGCTCTGTGCTACAGACCGATTGGAATCCTTCGTATTTACGGGTCCAAGCCCACACCGCCTTATGTGTAAAGTGATAGAGGAGGGCGAAGAGAAGACCGTGAACGAGCGCAATGACTAGTGGTCCAGAGGTCTTTGATGGTAGAGTAAGTACTACTCCTGGCGTAAGTACGACGAAGAGTAGAGCTGTAAAAGCAGTCATTAAATAACTGAACATCTTTCTAAAGAGAGTTTACTTTGTTTTCTTTACAAACGCAGAAGGCTTCACTGCGGGCTTAGCAGGCATCATTGCTGGCTTCATTGCCGGCTTAGCAGGCATCGCCGCAAAGCCCTCATACTTACGCGTCCAAGCCCAGACCGCCTTGTGTGTAAAGTGGTAGACGAGGGCAAAGACAAGACCGTGGACAACCGCAACAACTAGCTTAGAGCCCTTGGGTGGAATAGTGAGGAGTACACCGGGTGTGAGGACAACGAAGAGTAAAGCTGTAAAGGCGGTCATTAAATAACTGAACATGGTATTTCTAAAATACTAGAAGATTTTAATCATCGCATGACACGTGAACTCCAATAGATGTTAAGAAGGCAGTTTGTGTGCCAAATATATAATGTAGTATTTCACCTAATATAAACCAAAAGACTAAGACCGGTAAAAACGGCAACTTGAACAAATATGCCGTCACATATGCTAACACAATCGTTGCGAGTGTATCATACAACGCATATCCGAGGAAACGTGTTGAATGAAAGCCCTGTCCAGGGATGCCTAGAAGGTATTTATATGGACACCCCATTTACATCGTAAGGGTATTTTCTGCGGGCGCACCAGAAGCAACTGCCGCAGCACTGGCATCTACCGATTTCATGACGGAAGCAGTGACCGCAGCAGCGGCAGCCTCCGCCTGTTCGCGCTTACGCTTCATGAATGGATCTTCGTCGCCAAACATATCCTTGGCGGGCTTGGACTCCTCCGTGGGGCTGGCACCAATGACCGGCTTCTTCGTCTTCGCCTCGCCCATACGGAGAATCTTGTGCTCTTGGTATAGCTCGTCACGCTTCTGCTCATTCTCCTTGTACTTCTTCATGAGAGTATTGAGCTGATCGTCGGCGTATTCCTGGTCGGCGATATCGTGTGGCTCAGGGTCCCAGGGGAGCCAGAAACCGACCTGACCGACATAGACGTTGAAGGAAGGGTCAATCTTCTGGAGCGTCTTACAACGGTGAACCGCTTCGTTGTAGGTATCATAAACACCACGAACCTTCACACCCTGAACCGTTGTGCGGAAGTCGTTCTTCGCAAAGAATTCGTCGTCTAGACGCTTCTTGTTCTTGAAGAGAAACGTTTCATACTCTTCCTTGACGGTGCCTTCACGGAAATCGGCAACCTTGGACTTGACATAAGTACTCATATCTTCAGCAATATCACGGGTGAGGTCACGACGGACATCCTTAATAGTCTGGAGTGCGCCGCTGAGATCGGCAATTACCTGAAGTGCGCCGCTGAGATCCGTTGCCTTATCCTTCTTGAGGAATGCGTTCTCAACAACATCCTGAACCTTGGAGGCAGCCTCCTGAATTTTTTGGACCTCCGACATTACGAATCCCTCCGTTGACTTAATCTTGTACTGCATTTCATAGTCCTTGAGGAACTCGGTAAAAAAGAAGAGGTCCTTATTCTTGAGTACCTTCTGCGGACTGATGAAGCTGAGGGCGACATAGTGCTGTCCCGGAATCTCCTTATCTGCCTCTAAATAGACTTCCTTCTTATCGGTTTCCGTGTTATCCGACATAGTTTCTAGAGCATTGAATGAATTATATCTTTAAACTTTAACGCATCCCACCGGCACTTTTTTTCCTTGCCCGGAGTATAAGAACAATGGACGGTTTCAATGGCACTGAACTCCTCACTCGTGCGGTCAAGTATTTCCTTGAGGGTCTCGCCGTCGCCGTTGCGATGGTCATCATCCCTCGCAAGGTCCCCCAGCTCGAAGAGATTGCCGTAATCGCCACAACGGCTGCGGTTGTCTTCGCCATCCTCGACCTCCTCTCACCCTCTGTCGGACTCACATCCCGCCAGGGTGCTGGTCTCGCCCTCGGCTCGCAGTTAGCCGGTGGCTTCCGCATGGCTTAAATGCCTTCAATAACAAATCAATCTAATTTTTCAATTGTTCGTTTAAAAAACGACGTGTTGAACTCCCGCCTTAGTCTAGCATATCTATCTCCTCGTCACTCTCTATGATGTCATCGGCGTCATCGGCATCATCGGCATCATCAACTAACTCCGGCTTTCCACGTACCACCGTCATCTTTGCCTCTATTTTCTTCCATTCACGTGTAATTCCGCCTTTTGTCTTCGTATCTAGCGCCACTCGTGCCGCGTCGTCTTTATATGTCATTTCCACGATTGTTTCAAGCATATCATCACGAGTAGCCCCGATATCCACAAGTCGTCCGACAATCTCCGACGCCGTTTTTCCTTTTACAAAGAGCATTGACCGCAAAGAATCCAGTGTATCAAGTATACCCTCTCCTGAGCCGCCGAGAACTCTACGGGAACGCATATCCCGCAGCCAACGGCGATGCTTGAGCCGCTTGGATTGCTTGCCGAGCCACGATGGAAAGATTTGGAACGGTGCGATGCCTTCGGTTGCCGTCGCCGCCGAGACAACGGCGGAAACAGCGTGTGGCATTAATGCCCAGGTTTGCGATCCGTGAATACGACGGTCTAGAATATCGTAATCGCCTAGAAAGCCACCCGCAGTAGCACAACGCCCTATCAAGACGGTGTCGTTAGGACGAGTGACAGAACCGCGAGGTTTCCCTGCGGCAGCAACGTATCCCTCGGCGACCATAAGGGGAATCATACCGTAATCCAGAAAGACAAGTTCCTCTTTTACAGACCGTGGGTCAGCACCACCGATGAGCCGACCGGTAGCGGAGAACGCGTCCACCCGCTGTAATGCGTCTTTAGCACCGCCCGAAAGCGACGCCGATGAGAACTGGAGAGCATTAATAACCGAGCGGATATCATTTCCGTTCCGCTCACACAAGTCCTCTAGCTGCGCCACTGTATATCCCAACTTCTCAGCACGAACGACGCGCTCAAACAGAGCCTTTGCGATTACCGTCTTTGTAGGACGCTGAAAGCGGATATCTAGACAACAGGACGCCAACGGTCGCAACCGAGGCGTTCCACGCTCATTTGCGATACAAATGATGGGAAACGAGCATCCGCTAATCACCTTCGCCAGTTCGCCGATACCACCACGGTCACCAGTGCTCATTCCGTCCACTTCGTCCATCACGACAACACGACGCCGACCAACACACCCGCTCCGTTTCGCCTCATCAAAGTATCGGCGCACAGCGGACGCCGAGCGTTCATCTGACGCATTGAATTCTATCAACTCGTAGCCGCAACCGCGAACAATCAACCCAACGGCAGTCGTCTTGCCGATACCAGGCGGACCGGTCACCAACGCACCTCGCACACCCCCTGCGCCAACGCTAGCCTCCCACCCACTGAGCCATGCCGATAAGTCTGTAATAGGACCCGTTCCGCCAATCATCTCTTTCAAACGCCGAGGCGAATAGCGAGTCACCCATAATTCACCTAAACGCCGAGCCTCTGCCAAAACCGACTCGGTCGTTACCACAGGAATACTAAGTCGCTGTGCCTCGGCGACTTTCCACCGACCGCCCGCCCCACCGCCACAAATCAATCGCCCAATGTTAGAAGCCCAGGGAACGACAGTTACACCTGAACTAGAAAGGAAGGAAGTAAGCCGATCATAGTCGGCATCTACACCGCATAAAGCAACAGTAGACATTTTCAGTGTACAAATCTAATTGTACAGTGGAAAGGATTCAATTTTTTAAGCCCTTACGATGGCGGTGATGCGTGCGCCCAAGGCTTTGCGTCGTCCGCTTCAGGCCAGCCACGTGCTGTCATTTCACCGGGGTAACCACGAGCACGTAATTGTGCTTCTTGGTTATTGAAAAGCGGCAACTCTTCACGACCAAAGTAGTACATCGCACGACCGGTAGCATCGACATTATCTGGTTCCGGTTTCATGGGGGCAGGTGAGCCAGAGCCCCAACGCCAAGGTGCCGCTGTCTCATTAATCATCAGCGTGGTGTGAAACATCTTCTTTTGGGTGGTAAAGGAGGTGAAATCAACACAGGGCGGGATGTAGATACTGCCGAGTCCGCTGAAGTAGCCGGCAGGAATATCTTTGAGATGGATTGTAAAACTACCATCGGGAGATTCAACCATACCTGTGTTTGGTGTATTAGAATAGGCGATTTCTTTGGAGGGGTAAGGCTGACCTGAGCCGGCAAATCCGATACCACGCGTAACGGGAGCGGCTGCTATGTATATAATTTTCTGTGGTACAGGACCGAGACCGGTCACCTGACCACGCACTGTTACACTTCCGTCTACAGGATTTCGTGTTACGACTCCCTGTACACCATTGCCGGATACAGAATGTTCCATTCTATAAAGCGTTGCTAATTAACCTACGCCTAAGCACGAGCAAAGCGCAGCGGGGCAATCGTGCCTTTAGGCACGAGGCGCGGAATAAGGATGCGACTTCGCAGAGGCACCAAACTCGGCGACATCACCACGAATTGACCACTGTGTTTCGGGGTCATCTACAGCACACTGTGATGGAAGACGAGGCGGATGACGAGCCCAAGTCGCCGGTATCTGTGGTACACCTTCGTCCGACAATGCCTGTGGAGACGATGCGTTACCGGCAGATGCGGGTACATAGATACGACCAGTACCGATGCCCTGGAAATTGCCAGGAATTGTCTTACAGCCCTCCCAAGTACAGACACGCTTGTAAAGTTCGGGAACCATTGTATCATCGCACGCCGTTGGTGTGTTCTTGCGGTCGTTCATTTCGCGCGCCGCTGCCATGAGTTGATCGGCACCGTGAATCATGCGAACACGAGCGTCATTGTCGCCCCACTGCTGAGCCGCAAGATATGGGTACTGGTAGCAGCGTGGGCGGTAGTCGGTGACCATACGACCATCCGCCATACGTGCGGGTGCGCCGGTCTCGGAGTAGTGCGGGTCTGTGGATGTAAAACAGGCTGAACCCGCGGGGTTCGATGTAACAGGAGCGAAGCCCAATGTGCTCATCTCTCTTCTGTCAGGAACAAACATTTAGTTTATTTAGTTAAGTTCTAAAACGCCTTCGTTCAGGTCAAAGGTTCCGCCGGTAGGCGCATTGCGGAGGGCGTCAATGAGAGCCTGCTTGCGCATATCCTTAGCACCCGCAATACTGCGGTTTTCGGCGAGACGGCGCAGTTCCTTGAGTGTCATGCTATCGTAGGCACTCGCGCCGGTCTTCACTTCGGGTACACCGCTACCGACACCACCAGGCTGGAGATCATCGGCGACTACATCGGCAACGATGCCGACACCGGCACCGGCATCAGCATCATCGGGCTTTGAATAAAGCGGGGTAGGTGAAACAGAGGTCTCGCTTACCTGTAGAACAGGGGAGTCCTGAGGGATGGGTACAAACGGTGTCTCCGCGCTACCGCCGAGGACACCGTGTAGGTCATCGTTGAGAAGTTCGGCGTCGTCGTCGCTCATGACGGAGCCAGGGGCGGGGGCATAGACAGGTGCCGAGCCAGCACCACTGTCTACACCTACAGGCGCTGCTAGTCCTGCCGGGACGCCTGGCGGCGGCGCAGTTGATAACGCCATTTTCATCTCATAGACGATATTCTCGAGAAGACTGAGCTTGCGGAGCATAAACTGATTCTGTGTCCAAAACCAATAGACGGCACCTAGTATTAGTACAGTCATACAAAGGGCAACATAGAATGTATCGGATAGATTCATTTGTCTCTGTTTGAGGGGACAATCTTTCTCGTATAAATTGACCGCAAAAAAATCGCCTCGCCGGGCAATCACGCAGGCAGCAAACCACGTTCCCTCAAAATCTCCATTACACTGCTCTTGTCAGAAATACCAGGAGCCACTTTATACGTATAAGACAATTTACCATCTTCGTCTTCGGACGCCCCCATTTGTATCGCCGTCGCCTTTTCGCAAAACGATTCGGCAAGATCCTTATAGTGCGTAGAAATGATAGATATGATATTCTGTTTCTCGTACAGTTGTCGCATAAATACACGACTTGCCTCCAATCCATCGCCCGCATTGGTGGAGTGAAAGATTTCGTCCATCATGACGAATGCGGGAAGCCCCTGTATAGATAGAACCGACTTCGCAAATTCAATCTCCGCCTCAAAGGTGGAGAGGGAGCCCAAAAGCCCCGCCGGCTCTAACGCCGTTACAATTGTCTTGAACGGCGAGAACGACATGCGATTCGCCCAGGCAAATCCCCATGTCTGTGCCGTTACAATCGCAAGTCCAACCGATTTACAGTATGTGGACTTGCCGCCACGATTGGGACCTGTCAAAATAGAATGACCCTCCGTTCCTAGATTGTTAGAAATACAGCCCTTTACAAATGGATGATGGACATCGGTGAGTTTGATTCCGACCGTTTTACGAATTGTAGGAAAGCAAATGCCGTCAAGGCTGGCGATTGCCGAGTAGCAATCAACGTGCGATAACCATACTTTCAAAATACGAATTGGTTCAGAATTATTCCATATACTACCAAATGTAGCAACTCCGTCCAAATCGTCCAATTCCTTACAACCTAGTATTGCCGCCTCTCCGCTATCAATCAGTTTAGCAGCCGCCCGTTGTGCTTTGGGTGAAAGCGTTTTTAATGCGGCGATTACCTTCTTTCCAGTAGAATACATATGCTGAAGATGGTTTCCTCGCTCTTCAAGGTCAAACCAAATAGCCCGTGTATGAATGGCGTTGTTGATTTGTGACCATATTCCGCTAATAAACATAGCAAGCGTTAAACCGATAAAGAGCGATTCAAAGACGAATCCTAGACGGTCGCCGGCGTGCCTGGCTCTCAAAAATACTGGTACGGTAATTTGTTGTAAAAGAACATGACGGACTCGTGACATATATTCCTCCGTTGTAAACTGAACCTCAGGATTTAGGAAGCGTAATAGGAAGAAGGGTATAATTACAGCAATAAGCGGTGCTAGAACTGTAAATGCGGGTATAATGATAGTACGCCATAGAATCAGGGCATTCATTGTGTAGGGGCTTTTATTGAGAAAGGCTCCAAAATGTGTAGGTTTCCATAAGATTTGTGATACTGATTCGGATATACGGCTATCATTATTTTCTAGAGCGTCATCAATATAGGAGGTTTTATCACGTAAAGGCTCTAGAATTTTTACGATAGATTTACATACAGTAGGCTCTAAGCGAAGTGCCATAATAGGTAATTGTCTGCGTTTAATCTCCTTGGTATCGGAGGTTATATCGGTAAGTCCGATACGAAAGTACTCTTTACCCCATGCGGTTTGTAGTGGAACTACAGTATTTATAGTATCTAGATCCAAGTCCAAAGAGACTTGTGAACCGAGCATTTAATCTATGCGTCGCAAAAAATTGAAGTCGTCTTCCGCTATATTTACAGACCGTGGTGTTGCGTCTAATTTCCTTCTTTCAAATGTCCCTTCGTTCTAACATGTCCTCTTCCCGTCTTCCTTCCTCCCTTCCGGAACATCTACGCCGTGTGCTTGATATGCGCACAAATACAAATACTTGCCCGAACGACATTGTGGAGCGTTTGCTCTCAATGCCCTTCTTCCAAAAGACGAAAGAGGTTCGTCCTGCTAAGGCAATCAATCGTTTTGCCAATCTAGTGTCAAATACTGGTGCCCCTGGGTTCGCAAATGGCGGTGCCGGTGCTCCTCCATCGCAGTGGCGTCCGGCATATAGTAGTAGTGCCGATCCACGCGGTGAACGCCGTGGTGACCATCGTGGTGACTACCGCGGCGACCATCGTGCTGACTACCGTAACGATTACCGTCGTAACGAAAATCGTAATGACATTCGTTACGAGAATCGTAATGAGAATCGTCACGAGAATCGTAATGACGATGGCTTTCAGGTATGGTCTGGTCGTAAGCAGGTTCCTCGGCATACACCTGCTTCTGTGCCTGCTTCTTCTTCTTCTTCGTCTGCTACGCCTGATGCCGCTGCCTCTACCTCTGTCGCTGTCTCTGGCTCTGGCTCTGTCTCTGTCTCATCCGCTCCAACTCATGTGACTGAAGAAACAGAGCCAGAGGGTCCAAAGTTCAGCTCGGCAGCCATTAAGTCTTCCGGTGAGACGGAGGACCGTATTCTTGCCAAGGTGAAGGGTAAGATTAATAAGCTCGGTCCGATGAACTACGATGCGACCAAGACCTTTATGCAGCAGATTCTAGACTCCGATGAAACCGAGTTTCTCGATGAGTTTATGAAGTTCATCTTCCAGAAGGCGGCAACGGAATCTGCCTTCTGCCCGCTGTATGCGAAACTCCTTCACGAGCTTGCTGACCAATTCACGCACTTGCGTGTGGTGATGACCAATCTCTTCCGCGATTACACTGCTATCTTCGTGGAGGTGGAGACCGCTCCCGATGTTGGCACCGAAAATTACAAGGCGTTCGTGGAGGCGCTAGAGCGTAAGAAGTTTCGTCGTGGCTACAGTCAGTTTGTGGCAGAGCTTGTAAAGCTCGGTGAAGCGAATCTAGATGCGTTCTCCGAGCTTGTCCAGCAGATTGTAACCGTTCTTGAGGCAGCGTATAAGGCTCCTGAAAATACACTCATGTGCGAGGAGTACATTGATTGTCTGGCAAATATGTGTACATCTGCTCCGAAGATTCTCTCTAGAGCCTCGTGGTCCGACGGAGTAAAGGACCGTCTCGCCAAAATCACAAAGCTCCCGCGTTCGGATACCCCCGGCTTGACCAACAAGGGTCGGTTCGCCTTGATGGATCTCGTAGATTTCGCCAACCGTGGCTGGAAATAAAAAAAATCAAAAACATAAATAGAAAATGGCAAAGCGCAATAACAATACTCGTCGCAACGCCCGTCGCGGAGGTCGTCGCAATAACACTCGCAAGGCGGGTCTTTTTAGACGTGTGTACAGTGTCCCAAGCGCGGGCATCCATGCCGTCCGTAACGTTGCTGGCACAGGCTTGAACTTACTCGTCAATGTACCTACAAATGCGATCAAGGGCGCCAAGAACATCGTTAAGAAGGTAACTTACCGTGGACTCAATGGCATTAACAGCGGCTTTGGACGTGTCTTTTCGGGCGCGAACAACGTCGTAACAGGTGCCGTTGGTGTCTTCAAGTCGCGCAAGAATAGCCGCAAGTCCCGCCGTGCGTCTCGCAAGAGCCGCAAGGTAGGAGGACGCCGCAATCGCAGCCGTAAGAACAAC